CCTATTGTTGCCATGGATAGGAGTACTCTTATCTCTTATTATTGCCCTTTGGGTTAAAAATTTTGTAGACGCATTCGTTAAGGGGGTTACGTTCAAAATGAACAACTCCTTTAACGAAGGCGATAAAGTTTTATTAGATGGTGCAGAGGCAATTATTGTAAAAATAGGTGCGATGGAAACTGTATTTGGTGTTTATAGTGACAGGGGATATACTTGGAGATACGTCCCAAATTCTAGAATTCCTTTTTTGAAACTTGAAAAAATAATTAATAAAGACTTGCATCTTGATAGTGATGCAGAAAAGGCCAGAAAATTACAACATCTGATAGATTTAGGACAAAATCAAAATATAAATAAGAATGCAGAAGCAATACAAGAAATTAAGAACGGAAATAACTGATGACTAAGAGTTTTGTAGATATAAGAGAAGAATTGCTACTAGAAGAATATCTAGAAGAAAAACAAGTTATTGTTGGAAAAGGTTCAAAATATAATCAAATTGTATTTTTAGCTGGTGGTGCTGGTTCTGGTAAAGGATTTAGTCTTGCTAATTTTATGCAAGGCGAAAAATTTAAAGTAAGAGATGTTGATGAATGGAAAAGACTATTACTTAAAATAAATGAAATCAAAAGATCAAAACCAGAATTACTTAATTTAGATTTGCGTAATCCAGACGATGTATTTAAACTACACAAACATGTAGAAGAATTAAATCTAAAGGATAAGACAATATCCTTACTTTTACAAGATTTAGAAAAAGGACGCTTGCCAAATATCGTTTTTGATGTTACAATGAAAAAGGTTGGACACATAACAGATGTATTGCCTTCACTATTGTCTGTAGGGTATGATCCCAAAGACATTCATTTAGTTTGGGTTCTCACTGATTATTCGGTCGCAGTGAAACAAAATAAATCAAGGTCAAGAGTTGTGCCAGATGATATTCTTTTACAGACTCATGAAGGTGCTGCAAAAACTGTACTTGGTTTTATTGAGGGCGGATTGCCATCTGGAATGGATGGTTCTGTTCATGTTATTATGGGTGGAAAGGAACATACAGTATTTTATACGGATCAACAAGGTAATCCTATTAAAAACGCAAAAGGTAATCTCACAGTCAAAGACTTTGAATATACCACAGTGAAAAAAGAAGGCAAACCTATGTTGAAAGATATCAAAAAGGGGCCTGGTGGTCAGTTGCAGGGTGCTGCAATCAAACAAAAACTGTATGATATGATAATGAAAAAAATTCCAAGAGGTAAGACATTATCTCAACTTATGGGAATGAAAGACAAGTAGAAAGTAATTTATGTTTAATCATGTTGATTTGAATCTTGAACATTCTAAACTAATCACAGAAAATGTTAACGGTAAACGTATGTACGTTACACCAGAAGGCAACAAATATCCTTCGGTGACAACTGTACTTGGCTGGTTTTCTGCAAAGGGTATAAAACAGTGGAGAGAAAGAGTTGGTGCAGAGACTGCAAATAAGATAACAACTCAGGCGGCCAGACGAGGTACGGCTGTCCACCATCTTTGTGAAGATTATTTAAATAATGTTGATATAGATTTTAAAAAACTTTTACCTACTGATATGGAACTCTTTAGAATACTAAAACCAGTATTGGACGAATCAGTAGACGATATTCACTTGCAAGAACAATCCATGTATTCAGATCATTTAGAACTTGCTGGCACGGTCGATTGTGTCGCCAAGTTTGACGGCAAGTTATCTATCATCGACTTTAAAACTTCGAGACAATCAATGAAAGGCGATCCATACGGGAAACTAGAAAAATATTTTAGACAGGCCTCCGCATATGCGGTAATGTTTGAGGAAAGATATAAAATTCCTATAAATAATCTCGTTATCATCGCTGCGGTAGATGGTTCTGATGAACCAGAAGTGTTTACATCTAAAAGAGATAAACACATAATGCAAATGAGAGATATGGTAACAGAATACATGGAGAATATAAAATGACTTTATGGTTTTGGGCATTATCTGCAATCGCAGGAAGTATTTTGGGCGGAGCTACAAACGCATGGTTTGAAAATACAAAAATGGGAAAATGGTTCTATAAAAAAATGGAACAATTTTACGATTGGGCCGCGGATAGATATAACTTAAAGATTCTGGATACTGAAAATGCATGGCGCAAAAAGTATCCGAATATCGCATATCAGATAGATTCTTTGGAAAAAAGAATTTCGGAATTAGAAAGGCGATAAATACAATTTGACACACACAACACAGGAGAAAAAAATGTCAAACAAAAACCCATTTGAAATCAGAGCAGATATGCTCAAACTTGCAAAAGACTACATGGATCAACAGTACCAAATTAATATGGACTTTTGGAGACAGCAGTTCGAGGCAAATAAAGCAACGGCTGAAGAATTTCACAAATCTTGCCAACCTTATTCTATGGATGAACTAATGGAAAAAGCAAAAGAAATGTATTCTTTTGTTTCTAAAAAAGACTAACTTAATACAGCTTGACATATTCGAAATAATATGTTAGATTTGTTCTCATACGAAATAACAAATGAGAGCAGTAAAATGAAAAAACTAATCCTTGCATTAGTCGTAGGAAGTTTGGCCAGTAGTAGTAATGCTACTGGTCCTTATACTATAGAAGACGAAAAGTCAATAGAATGTTTGGCACTGAATATTTACTTTGAGACACATGCCTCATCTCTTGCAGATGCGATGGCTGTTTCAGATGTTGTTTTAAATCGAGTTAATCATTCTAAGTATCCAAACACAATATGTGGAGTTGTGCATGACGGATATGAAGTAGGAAAAAGAACTTGTCAGTTTAGTTGGTATTGTGATGGTAAATCAGATGTTCCTTCTAATTCTGATTCGTGGGAAAAATCTAGAAAATATGCTAGGGACTTTTATATTCATGGTGAATATATTGGAATAACCGAAGGTGCAACACATTATCATGCGACATATGTAAAACCTTATTGGGCTCCAACACTTGATAGAATAACTCAAATTGGTTCTCACATTTTTTATAGAATAAAAGGAAAGTAGGAGATTTTTATGTTAAATGTGAAAAGTACTAAAGAATTCTGTAATGAAATAGAAAAATATGCAAAAGAATTTGGATTGTCTTATATCGAGGCAATTCTAGAGTATTGCGAAGAAAATGATTTGGATGTAGAATCTGTATCTAAATTGGTTTCATCTAATTTAAAAGAGAAAATACAATACGAAGCCGAAAATCTAAATATGATTCCTAAAACTGTAACACGATTACCACTATGATGATATTGTCGAGTAGAAAGATGGATGATTTCGAAGCCTTTAAAATATATGTAGCAATGAAATCTCATTTCCAAGGCGATTATGATTATAAACAATATAAAGGAAAAACTAGCCTAAAAGAATCTGCGTTTCATAAGAGACAAGATAAATCTACCTTTCAAGAACTTTCTCGTAGATTTACGAAAAAAGAACTTGAAGAATTTTTACTTGCAACTTACCTTAATTTAAATAGTGAGTATATGTGGACAGGTAACTTATTAGACGACGAAACTCTCGAATCGTATAAACAATGGAAACGTAGAGTTCAGAGTATGTCTTATAATTTTAAAGAAGATGTTTATAAAATTATAAACAAGGCAGTAGAAAATGATTTAAGATTTGATAATATTTTCAAATCTATAAAAGGACAATATCCATTTATTATGAAAATGGAAAACTTGGGTGAAATATCTTTGGAAACTTTCATTATCTTTGATGAAATGTTTGACATATTAAACACACAAGAAGAAAAAATAAGTGATTCTATTTACTTTCCTATGTTTAAAAAGAAGTGTAAAAATTATTCTGTCTTTTTGAACATAAATATAGATTATTATAAAGATTTGTTTAAGAATATCATCTTAGATGATTACTATGACGAGTATGGACATAATCTAGGAGAATAAATTGACTCTCTTAACATTTTTGGTGGCAATCAGCATCAGTGGAGTTGCTGCCTATTATTCAATTATAGGCCTGTCAAAGATTTTTGCGGCCGCATTAGTACCAATCATAATCATGGGTGGTGTCCTTGAGGTTGGTAAACTTGTTACCGCTGTCTGGCTTCACAGACATTGGAATGTTGCGCCAAGATTACTTAAAATTTATCTTACATCCGCCGTTATAGTTTTGATGCTAATAACTAGTATGGGTATTTTTGGATTCTTATCTTCTGCGCACATAGAACAAACTGCCGAGGCCGAAGAAAATATTGCGAAAATAGAACAGATTGATCGTAAGATAATACGGTTGTCCACTTTAATATCAACATCAGAAGAAAATATTGAAAAGTTAGAAAACAAAGATATAACTAAAAACAAAGAAATTAATGAACAAATTTCGGCAGAAGAAGAACGTATAGAAACTGTACAAACCAACTTTCAAAAGTTAGTGGACGAACAAAATGAAATAATAAATTCTGCTAATGAAAACTTAGATTTATTAGAAGAATATGTGAGAAACAATGACATTCGTTCATTACAATCTTTGATTGGTACTCTACCAGATGGTAAATATGGTCCAGAAACCGCCAAAAAGGTCACTGAGTATAGGGAAAGAGAAGAAGGTAGGGTTGATGATGTTTTGGATGTTGCCCGTGCCAAGATTACTGAATTGCGTTCAAAAGAAACAGAACAATTGAGCAAGAGTCAAGAATTAATTGATAGACTTAGGGTGAGAATCACTACAGACGGTTTAGATGAGACCGATACCGTTAGAATAGAAAGATTGCAATCGACCATAATAACATCTGAAGATGAAATCACAAAATTGAATTCTGAAAAATTTGAGTTAGAGTCAACTTATCGTAAATTGGAAGCGGAAGTTGGACCACTTAAATATATTGCAGAGATGATATATGGACAAGAGGCGAACACAGACATATTAGAAAACGCAGTTAGGTGGGTTATAATTGCGATCATATTTGTATTTGATCCGTTGGCAGTTTTACTTATTATTTCTGCTAATATGTCATATATGTTAATACAAAAACACAAAAAAGAGGTTGCGGAGGCTACTGGTTCTGCTGGAGTAGATTTTAAAACAGCAGATAATGTTTTAGTAAAAACAAAAGTAGGTTGGAAGAAAATTACTAATCCAAAAAAACAAACATAAATTATTGTGTGAGGTATTAGAAGGAAATACTCTATGGAAAATCAGAATAAGAAACTTTGGAAAAAGGTAAAGAAAATGGATTTAGGAAACCCTGCCATCACGGCACTAGTAGGTCTGGTAATATTCTATATCGGATTAAAAACATTCTCTGGGGGCATGAAGGCCATGGGAAACATGGAGCATCTTTCGTTTTTCTTGGGAAATCCACTGTATATGTTCTTTGGTGGAATTATCATGACTTTGTTGTGGCAATCGTCGAGTTTGAGTACAACCGCTATCATTGCGTTGGTCGCATCTGGTGCCTTGCCACTTCCGGCAGCGATTGGTGCAGTTCTAGGAGCGAACATAGGAACAACAGGAACCATCTGGCTTGCAGGGATGTTTGTTTCTGATGGCTTGCCGAAAGGAGACACACTACGGATTGCGATGGCACACACAGGAGCGAACCTTCTAATGGCTATCATGTTGTTGCCGTTTGTTGGTCAGATTGCTAAATTTTTAAATAAATTTTAACAAAACATATTGACAAGTCTTATAAATAGTGTTATAGTCTTTCTTATAGTTTGAGTTAGACTATAACTTAATCGAATACAAAAACATACAACGAATATTAGGAGAAATACATGTCTTTTGCTACATTAAAGAAGAATCGT